ACCGTTTCTGCGTTCTGAACATCAACATTAGGATCAATTCCGGTTAGAATTGCCGAGCCAGAGAAGTTGTGAGTACCACTACCGACATTGAGCGTCAGAGTCACGGTTGAGTTGAGCAAGGCGAACAAGTTGGTTTGCGCCGTGTCACTGGTATCCAGGAATGCAGTGATTTTGCCTGACCAGGATTTTAGTGTGGCAAGATTAAGTGCCCAGTTGCCTGTTGCGCCAAAAGGGGTTACATCTTTCGTGGCGCCTTTTAAGCTCAATGTCCATTTGGATGCGTTGGTGAAGGCAGTTGAGGCTTCACTGACGCTTGCACCAATTCCAGCTAATGCAGCCATTTGATATTCCTCCTATCATCCCCTCCAGAACATCTGACTGTGCCAGGTGCTCAGGACGAGATACAAGATGAACAATGCTAATCTAAAAATTTTGAAAGATAATTAGTAATATTTCCTTCAATAAAGTCAACGGCCTTTTGGGTCATAAATTTGCCAGCCACATGCGAACGGCGTTTAGCTGGCCTGTATCCATGCCTGGTATGCCAACCCCTTGGGGTCATGTGCCCCTCGTCAACAAATGGGTAATATTTCACCCCGTCATTGAGCGTAAATTGCAAGCCAGAAGCAGGAGCTGATTCACCGCCTGCCAGTCGCCCGGTACGTTTTGGCGTGACTTCTCTCCAGAAGCTAAGTGTGTCTTTGGCTAGCTCACCTACCTGCTCTTCCAGCTTTGAGGGCGCTTTGGCTGCGATAGCATCCAGGTTGCCGATGACGGTAGAAAGGCCATTCCATTCGATCGTTACTTTTACGCCCATATCAGCTCTCCACTGTCTCGCTAATGAGTGCCTTAAGCTGCTCATCAGGCATGGAAAGCGCGTAGTTTACGCCGCAAATGAGCTTACCCTGTACATAGAGCATTTCAACGTTTTCCTCGCCTGGCAGCACTTCAAAGCCGACAATGTCAATGTGCATGAGCTTTTCGGTAAGCAGAGCAGCCTTCGATTGCTCCTGGTCTTGCTCTGGCGTCATGATTGAACCTCCAAATCTACCCCTTGCAAGGGGCATGCTAACTGCTCTTGCACATGATGCGGTAAATGCCTCCCATGTTTGTCCATACCTCGCCATCAATGATCACATCGGATTCAATCGGCGAGATACGGTAGCTGGCAATGATCATGCCGCCGGTCACCGCTGTTTGCTGGTCGATCGTGAGCAGGGTATCAATCCGTGCTGCTGCGTTGGCAATCTGCTGTCCGGTTGCAGCCAGCCCTGCCGTGAAAACGTGAAATTGCAAGTCAGAGAAAGCGCGCCCGCCGCCAAATACCGGTTCATCCCTGCTGCTACCTGGGTCAAACATGACTACCACATACGGCAGTGCTGTTCCCGGCGGGGCTTCAGCTCGCCACACACCGCCAGGTGCGTACGCCGTAGGCCCGGTAAGGATGACATCGTTCTGTAGTGTTGGCACAATCCAACTAAGTGCGAGCGCAACTTCGTGTGTACTCATTTCACCCCCATTTGTAAGTAAGGTGAAATGTCCATAAAGCTAGACAGGAAGCGGTCATGGCTTTAACTCCGACGCAATAACACTCAATAGCGCTGCGTAGCTACGTGGTTCGAGAATTACTTGAACCACGAGCGTCTGTTGAGTAAACTGTCCAGTGATCAATAAGTGATCTTCTGGTTGAATATCTGTTCCTACCGGAAGCCTCACATGCCACGCGGCCAGGTCCTCTATCCGATAGTTGTAGTTGGCCAGCATATTTGCCGTTGGCTCAGTTAAACCCACATTGCAGGTTGCAATCGTGTTCCAGACCTCCGTAGCCTGCCCCAGGTTGTCTTTTGTGATCGACTTGCGCTGGATCGTGCAGGGCAGGTCCAGGGCTGCGGATGCGACATCGGACCGTATTTTGGCAAGTTCGCTAGCTGGGATCATTAACTTATGCTCCTTTGATCAGATCGTCTGAGTCAAGCAGCCTCATACGCCGGGTCCCGATCGGAGCCATCACATCATGCCTTGACTGCTTTGCGATCTTTGGTTTCGCCAGCCTGCGGTAGTGTTGCGCCATCGTGAGTTTTGCTTGCATGAGTTGCGAGCGGCGCAGTGTTTGGCCGTCTACCGTCACGTCATAGGAACCGGCAAGGGTTGCAGCCCAAAATTCCAGCAGGTCAGCGGCAGCACAATTCACATCATAAACTTTGCCTGTCGCAAAGACCGGGGGCAACTGACCGGGAACGGTACCCGACATAAAGACATTCAGCTCAAATTGCCAGTGTCCAACAAGGTAGTCAGATGACGCTGGAGTGAGCGCGACCCAGGCCGCGCCGTTTGGCCCTTGCCCTTGCAGGACCGCGTCCGATTCCCACCACTGGTAACGCGAATAATAATCAGCAAAAATGGTAGAAGGCTGATTATTCGTGCTGGGAAGATTGACGATAGAAGGCGCAATTGCTAATCCTTCATAGCGTACGTCTTCCCTGGAGGAATCAAGCCTGTTCTGAATGTCGATGTCTTGAAATGTCTGATTTTGCCCTGCCGGATCGGCGATCATTTGCCGAACGAGTGCTATCAGATCCGCCATCGTGCTGCGCAACGGATTTGGCATCGGCTACTGTCTCCCTTGCAGGGGTCGGGCCTGCAACTTCTATGCCACCTTCTTGCAATAAGCGTTCAATGTGAGCATCAATGAGCACCTTATGTACCTGCCCATTAGGCATCTTGATCCACATCGCTAGAATCGCTTTGGCAGCAATACTGCCCAGATGGTGCCAGTCATACCAGAAGCAAAATCTACATTGATAGAGCCGTCGGTCTGGACAAACCGGGATACATCAAACGGGCCGATAAAGGCGGTTCCGGTACTGGCGGAAAGATTGCCGGTGGTGAGATCGCCCAGCCCGGAGCGGAATGCGGCTCCCGGTGTTGCGCCGCCACCCACACCGGCGCGTACCGTCACGGTTTTTGTGCTAGCAGTGCTATTCTGAACGTACAAAATCAGTGTATCAGGGCCACCGGCTGCCGGAATGGACGTTGAGCTGAACTGAATATTCATGCCGTTTGAGGCGTCAATCGCCGTCCCCGCGCTGTTGAGAACGGCACTGTTGGGCGTCATGTTGGTTACTGGTAAATTGGTTCGTGCCATATTAATTACTCCTCAAACAACTATGGGTGCTGCAAGTACGCCGCGGCGATCGCATACGGCCTGACGGTCTTGGCACCATAGAGGGCCAGCCCTTTGACAGCGTCGGCGAATCTATATGGGGGCCTGTAGGCTTCAACTTTGTTAATGCCTTCCGCCTTCGTGAGAGCCATACGATGTCCAGCCAGCACCACGTCTTGCGAGCCAGATTGCCCTTTCGTGCCACCTAGATTAGGAGCATTCACCGACTCATACACATCCATACCATCAATCTGGCCAAGATAAGCGTCACCCGAGCGGCCTGCGGAGGCATCCAGTTTGCCGGAAAGGATCGTCAATCTCGCGTCGGGCGTATTGAAACTGGTGAACCGGATATCCTGGACGAGGTAGACTTTGACCCACGGCGGCACGACGCACCAGCGTCCTTGTTTGGGTACCAGGCTTTGAGTGAGATACTGGCCAAGTGTGACGAGGTAGTCATAGACGGTCTGGCCACCGCCAATATTGGCCTGAGTTGCCGCCTGCGGGGTAACAAATGAGCCAGAACTACCAACAAGATTAGCTGTAATGGCGTCAGTATAAAATCCTGCATAGAACTGATCCATAGTATCAGCGAGCCGGTAGGCTGCCCAGCTCATGGCTTCAGCCATGACTTCGGGGTGAGCCTGGGCCTGATCTACGTCATCAACTTCAAAATTGTAGTATTTGGCATTATTGATGGTGAGCATAGTTTGCGCATCAGTGAGGGCCTGAGGCGCGTTCAAATCTGTGTCCTTTGTATAGTTGTAGATGGACACGTCGCCTATGGCATTAATTTTGACGGTATCACCGTAGCGCTGGATGGTTCCTTCATAGTCGTCATTGAAGAGGTTCCCGTATACCAGGTTTTTTCTCAATGCCGCTAGAAGGGTATCAGCCCATAATGCAGGGATAAAATTGTTTAAAGACATTTAAATGTATCTCCCATCATCCCCTGCTCAACATCTGAGCGTGCCAGGTGCTAGGCAGGAGATACGAAAGTACGCAACATGTTTATCGAAATCTTGGCGGGTTATTCACCATCCACTGCTGAATCTCCGACCGCCGTGCTTCATATTCAGCAGGCGTCATTTTACCGATGACTTGCCAGGAAAGAGCCTGCGGTGCGCTACTCTGCGATCTAGACGGATTGGTTGCCCCTCCTGATGTGGGTGCTGACTTGCCGAGCAATTCTGGCATGTCTTTGACAAGGCTTGCAACCAAATCTTGAATGTTTGTTGCAATACCATCATCGTTGATATCAATTTCTTCCCAATCAATCAAACGCGCTACACGCTTTAGATGTTTAGGACTCACGCCAAGTTCGGCAGCAGCTAGTCCCATCTCATGCTCAATCATCTGCTCAAATTGAGCTTCGACAAAGCTTTCATGCTCGGTTTTCAGCTCGTTGTATTGCTTCTCAAGTAACTGCTCTTTGGAAAGCTGGGCCTCAACCCGCTTCGCTTCTTCTTCTTCAAACTTTTTCAGTTTGGTCCGGTGAGAGGCGTTTTCCTTGCGAAGTTCCGCAATCATGCGTTCATAGTCTTCAGCAGTTTTGGATGGCTTATTATGACTCTCATCCGCCTGGGATGGTGTCGAGGTTGTGGTATCCGCCTGGGATACGGGGTTCATGCCGCTAGCATCCTCCTGGGATGCTGTGGGCGTGGTATCTTCCAACATAAGTATAGTTTTCCTTGCATGCGCCTGTCAAGATGTTAATAGGACGGTGGCTCAGCATAGATACGAATTGTGCCAGCGGGAATAATCACCGTTGCCCCGGCCTGTACCTGGAATGGTCCGAGCCGATCAACATAAATAGGCGTCCCGCCAGTCGAAGCTGCGCACAGGCCGAAACCGACGATTTCGCCGGGCGCTGCATTGCTGAGCGTTGCGCTAATCGAACTGGCATGGGTGATGTACACCCGGTTATTGGCGTCCGTTTGGGGGCTGCCGAATGTGATCCCCGGGCGTGTGCCAGTAGCCTCAGTCCCACCTGTCCCATCA